CGGCATTAGGTTGTTCGTATTCAAGTCGTTTAGGCGTTACTTTGATTGTATCGCCCATTAGCTGAATAAGTTTAGTCAATATTGTATCGAGCGAGCCATTTTCTAAATAGATATTATTACGTTTTAATTCTGTAAGAGCGTTAGGCAGCTCAACTTTAGCTTTGAGGGAGTCTAGCCATTCTTGGCGAGTACCCTTAAAGCCCTCTAATTGTGCGATGTCGTACGCACTTAAACCGTCAGCGCCATTGCGGCCGTCCTGTCCATTGTCGCCTTTAATGCCTGGCATATCAAGACGTAAATTAATAGGCTTATCCCCTAAGCCTAGATTTATATTTAAAGGGTTACCTGCTAATTCAACTAAGATTTTTTGAAGTTCGTTTGGCATAATTATTTCTCCTTTTAATTAATGCATTGATACATCACGAATGAATGCTATATCACCCATGATCAGCTTAAATACGTTAGTGCCTACTGTGAGGAATACGTCATATTCGCCCCTGTTATAGGCTTTATCGATTTTCAGCGTTTCAGCGCTTGGAATGGTAACGTATACAGTCTTATCCTGTATTACCGTTTCAGCCTCACATAACAATTTACCTTGACCAGTTCTAATCTTGCACACGGCCTGACCGTTTGAAATATCCAAATCAGTGGCGAGCGTGTATGCTCGCCGCCAATCAGAGCCTATGTGTAAGATTTCATTTTGTCGTTTTACCCAGTCCACTAAATGCCCCCTTACCAGAATGAAATGATTAATAAATCAGCCTCGCCATAATAGCCAAATCGGCCACTATTATAAAAGAAATAGAAATAGCCTTCTTTTGTTATGCCACAGCCTCTATACCAGCGGCCGTCATTACTTTGACTAGCTGCATTATTCTTCGCATATCCTCGGCCGAATGAGAATGTTCCGCTTGCTGGTGCGTCGCCATTTGGAAAGAATACACGATTTTGCAACGGCTCGCCGTGTAGCCAATATCCGCCCTCGAGGTCGTCTATTCTGCCACCGCCTGGCTTGCCATTCCAGTACATTGAATAGCGATTATTGAAGTCATGAACCCTGTTCATATCATCATCATTGAAATAACGTCCAGTGATTTTATAGGCAAAATCTGTAAATAATCTAACATTCGTTAAATAGTACAAACATCGGTCATAACTATAACCTGCTGGCAAGTTGATTTTTTGGCCGCTTACAACATGTAAGCTCATGAAGTTCGTATTTTTTAACGGCACGCCATTAGCATATACACTGTTAGCGTCTATCCTAGAACCAGTAATATTGGCGCCTCGGATATTGCCGTTTTCGTCAACGCTGAACGTATTTGAGGCGTTTTTGATTACGGTACCAGTAATGGTGCCGCCTCTTAAATCGCCAATATTGGCAGTGATAGACGATAGGCTATCGACTTGCATTTTATCAACAGTAACCGAGCCAGCCTGTAGCATACCCTTTGTAATGATATTGTTATCAAATAATGCTTGCCCAGTAACATGCAATAACCTGCCGTCAATGCGTGTGCCTGCTGGTGTTAAATTAATGCGGCTTATGAGTTCCTTGCCGTCGAGCTTGCCTAGTGCATTTGTTACTTTAAGCTCTATACCGTCTGAAATTTGAGTGATTTGAGAGTCTACATGCTTATTCAAATCGGTTATCGAGCGTTGAAATGCCTTTGCTTGGTCAACGAGCTTGTTTTCAAACCCATTAACGCTAGTCTTGACTGTACCGACTTCATTATTTAAAGCCTTAATGGCCTTATCCATATCGGATATGCCGAGGCTTTCCATGTCGAGTAACTCTTTATCAATTTTAGCTTTAACTGCCACGCTCACGACCTCTGTAGTAGGGCCCTCACCGAATATATCGACGTAAGCCACTTTTACATTGTACACACCAGCCTCTAAAGGAATACTTAGAGCGTTTGTAGTAGTGAAATATACTTTACTATCAACGTACACATTAGCGCCCTTACAGCTCGCAGGGATAGCCTCAAACGTAACGCCTATACCATTGATATTGGCTGTTGCTTTGAGATTGGTCGGCTGTTTAGGCTCTGGCACATTATACGTTAATTCTGCAGGTGCCCCATAGCCTTTAGCTGGGTTATGAGCATACAAATATACCTTACCAGTCCGATTGCGTAGTGTTCCGCTGTATGTAGTGTTATTACTGCGGCCGATTAAGCCATCATTTTGCCCTGCGTTAAGGTCAAGCCGTAGCTCGTAATAATCTACATCGGCATTTCTAACCTCTAGCCAGTTAAAATGCGCCATATCGCTGAATGAAATAGAAAAGCCGAGAGGCTTATTCGGAATTTCACTCTTTAGTTCTACAGTAATACTCTTAGATACGCCCTGCGAGGTGTTTCCGTGTGTATCTTTAACTACAGCCTTAACCTCGTATGTATGGCCTAATTCGCAGCCGCTTATAATGACTTGCCCCTCACCTGCGCCGCCATATTTCCATGTTCCGCTAGGCTCTCTATACCAGATTTCCACAGTATCAAGGCTGTTGATGTGAGGTACATTAAACTCTGCCACCACATCAAACGACTTAACTCGATTAGTGATCTCGTAGTATTTAGTGTATAGAGTTAGGTCTGTAACCTCTGGTATGAAATAAGGCGTCAAGGTGTATGGATAAGCCTGTACCTCATCGAGCCCTTGCTCGTTCGTGCCGAAGATATTCATTGATGTGAATTTAAGGTATATTGTTTTCCCTATATCCTCTTTTCTGTAAGGGTAGCGGAAAAGCGCCTCATCTACACGAATAAACCGCTCACCAGCGTTATGACTAATTGCATTAGTGCCGTATTGACCACGTACAAGGCCATTCAATGAAAATTGATTATTAGGCCCCATATTAGCACCCTCATAGCTCAACGCCTCACCATTCACCCAGCACAGTGTATTTGCTCGCTCAGCGTCAATGTGTGTGCCACCTTTGAGCGTGCCTTGATTAAGGGTAACCTCGCAGGCGTTCGCTGTTTCGTTGAATGCCAATCGAGTACGGCCCATTCTAGCCTGTTGGCTAATGGATCCTATGCGGCTGTAATTCTGGTCGGTATCAGAAAGCCACACAGAACAGCCACCCCAACCAGCTGGGGCATTGACGCCTATGAATACTTGATTGCCGCCTACATCGCCAACAGTCTGGAATATAGCCACATCGTTGACGCTCGGCGCCTCTTGGTTGTAATCAACAAAAGGCCGCTCGTTCTCATGTACATCGTAGCGAGCAGGTGCATACGTACCAGCAGGCTTGCCCTCGGCTGTAAATTCGAGCTGTCCGTCGGCTGCCTCGTTTACTGCGGTAATAACTACAATCTGCTTATTTAATTGGCAGGCCTCATCTGTAAGCGTTACTAAATCGCCAACCTCGAGAGTACAGAATGCCCAATCAAGCCTAAATGTATATTGCGTCTTAGAATACAGCCGTTTCATGGCGAGCTGTTCGGCGTAGTATTGCGCTCTAGCCTTTGTATAAAGATAGTGAGCCGTTTTCTTAGAGGCTGGCTTTAAGCCGTTTCTTTGTACGTCAGCCACCACTTCAAAGGATACTGTTTCTTTCTCGTAGCCATTGGTACGATTAATAAACTCGACCGTAGCCTCATTGAATGCCTCGCTCGTATCTTTGCGCTTATATAAAATAAGTTGGCCGTCGGTACCTGCGATAAAATCATCGGCCGTGAGGTCATATTGAATTTGGTTCGCAGGCGTCCATGTACCTATTGGCTTATCGGCTAAAGGTACGATTTTAAGGCGGTCAGTACTCCAGAATACAAGGCTATTCGTGATTTCGGCTATATCATTAATGATCTGTTGAGCCTTAGCGCTCTTTTGCTCTGGCGGCGTACTGATTAATATATCGGCCGCCTTACAGTAAGCTCTAAAGTTTTCAATACCCTCGATTTGTACATCGGCCCCAACTGATTGCAGCACATGCTCGATATAGTCCGCTGGGTTTACATCCACGCCGTCGCCTGTATCTCTGAGCTTGCCATACACCTCGAAATTATATTGCGGCAAGCTGCCACGTTCGCCGAGGTCTACTACGCCAGCCATGTAAGCAAGGCCACTATAAGGCAATGCCTTTTCTGGGTGCTTAGAGGTCATATAAGGCCAAGGCGTTTGGGCTATTTCACCATTAAACAAAGTAAGCTGGATATTCTCGTTTGGATATTGGAATATTTCCTTATCACGCCACACCTTGCCAATACCAGCGATAGGGCCCTCACATAAGGCAATCGCTGCAGCTACAGAGTAGGTATAAGTAATGTTTGTGTGCTTAGAACCGCCACCTTTACCAGTTCTGGTAGTGCTTTTGTGCTCGTGAGCCGTGAAATCTTCATAATCAATGATGTTGCCGCTCACTCGAGTTGTACCCAGTATTTCTGGAACTACCTCACCATATGAGGCTGTATTGATTTGAAAATCTGCGATTAAATCGGCTCTGCTAGTAGTATTCTTACCTCTATGAAATAAAAAGCCCATTATTCACGCTCCTCTCTATATCTATACACAGCCCTCAACCTAGAGCGGCCTTTCTTATCGTAAAAAAGCACATCATCAATCTTAGATATAATCACGCCATAATCAACGAAAGCATGGATCACTAGCCCTTTGCCAATATAAATAGCTCCATGCGAAATACATCGGCCATATTGGTATAGTAAAAAATCGCCAATTTCAAGCGGAGAGCCCTCTTTCACTTCATCGGCGACTTGTTGCACATATTTCAAATATTTCTCCTCAGAATGGTGCAAATGCCACTCATTTGAGTAGTTTTCGATCTGTAAGCGGTCAGCTTTCATAAGGCCACTATCAACCAATGCAGCCACTAATAAATAAGAGCAATCGACGCCAGCGCCTTTTACCATTGAATTATTGGCGTAAGGCGTGCCTAGCCAATCAATCGCAGCATTAGCTATCCTTTCGCCAGTCGTTAAAGTATTCATCGTATGCTCTCCTTTAGTGGTACATAAGGCGTAGCCCTGTTTCTGTTCCAGTTATTGAATTTATTCTTGCATTCCGTAGGCGTCTTATTGCAGCCAGCATATATATAAAATTGGTCTCCGACTCTTGGGCTTACCTCGAGAGCGCTCATATACAGAATTACGCCGTCAATGCTTTGTAATATCTGCGTAGATTGCCCTGCCAATGGGCCAGTGATCCAATCTATGCCGCCTGCTGTGTAATAGCCATTAGTAAATGGTATGTCAATTCGTATGGAATTAGGGCCAGCGCCTAAGGCTGTTACCTTACCACTTTTTCTGAACTTCTTAATATCAACGCCGCATTCTTTTGAATATACGCTAAATGGGCACTGTGGATAATAACGCCTATTTGGATATTCGATATTGAGCTTTTGAACGATTGATTTAACGTTGAGCTTTAATGTGAGGCCACCGCCTTGACTAACCTCACATAAGCCAGTAAATAAACCAACAGCCCCTATAATGGTGTAGTTATCATCAAAAAATGCTCGTTTGAGCGTCATTTGAGCGCCGTCAAAGCCACCATTATGAGCTACCGCCATAATAGGAACGCCGCCGATTTTATCCTGCTCGTTCGTGGATATGCTAACAGTCATTTTATCAACGCTTACGCTACTATTCGTGGTTATCTTATCCCTTACGATAATAGGGCCGTCGCTCTTGTATATTTGGCCGTTGTAGGATACGTCGGCGTCTGAGTCAGCCCAGTAGTATGTAACCCCACTACGCAAGCGCAACTCGTAAAGGTCGCAGCTCATGAAATATTTGTCATTGTTGAGGTGATTTCGTAATACCTCGTTTACCTCTTTCATAATTGCGCCCCCTATCGAGTTGATACTAACTTGAATGATTTAGATTTATAAACGTTTGTGAAGATATACTCGGCTGTCATATCACCGCTGAACCTCACGAGCCAATAATAGGTATAATCGGCGGTGATAACTGCATTCGGCTCAACTGTTTGGCCTGCTGCTAGCTTGATTACACCTTTATCGCTAACAGCTCGAATAGGTGAGCCATTAGCGTATAATGTAAGGTTTTCAACGTGGTATACAGGTTCTAGGAAATCGCCGAACTTTCGCACGGCTTGCCATGAGCCCATTGAACCAGTGCCGAGCTGAATGCCCTTTTCTTGGTTATCCTCTGGATCCAACCACAAAAATGGAACTGTACCGCCTTTAGTCTTAGAATAAAAGCCCATAAGCTCCTTATATTGTGCAGGTGTTAGCACTTCAAACTCTGTGGAAATCGTATATTGTGGATATTTCCAGTTGGTCATAGTGCGAACCTTACCAGAACCAGAGGTCTTTGTCTTGGTATCCCATTTTTGAGCTTTCTGAGATTTCCAAGCCAAAGATATGATAGTAGGAAATTTCATTAATTCAGCCATATCACCATGTCCCCTCTGCTCCGATAAATTCTCTGTCTTGATTTACAAGGAATTGACGCAATGCCCTGCCGCCTCGTGTTTCGAGGAATGAGCCAAAGCTCTCGGCGTCGATAGCGCTCACATTCAATGTAATGCCACCGCCTGCACCCATACCGCTATTAGAGCGATTAATGCCCTCACCTAATCGGTCGAATACGGTATCAGATAGAGGCAAGACAGCCTCATCATATTTACCCTCGCCAATTTGTGCGAACGTAGCACCATAAGCAAGGCCGCCCTCTGCCAATTTAGGCATGCTCTTAGCACTAAATGCAGCGCCAAAGCTACCGCCAAAGTTACCAACTGCACCGAGAGCCGTAGCCTGTGCTATACCTGCCGCTGTGCTGCTGCTCCATGCTGTCATGCCTGCCGCCGCACTAGCGCCAAATGTTGCCATACTTACCTGTTGAGCCAATGCGCTCCAAGCTGGTAATTGAGCTTGTGCTGCCGCCACGCTTGCTGCTGTTTGTTGAGACTGTAGCATTTTACCTAGCACAGCTTGCTTTACCTGTGCGGAGATCCATTGAGCCACGCTATCGCTAATTGTTTTTAAAATAGCTTTGCCCATATTTTGGAAAGCCTGCGTAATTGACATTGTGCCTTGCAAGAGTCCAGAAATGCCCTCTTGTAATTTGTCAATGCCTGCGCTTGCACTCTCCCAAATAGCCTCTTGTCCGTTCCAGTGGCTATCCATTACAGCCTGCTGGTACTCATTTAATAGCTCCTTGCGTAGTTCGTAGCTTTGCTGCGTAGCCACATATTCAGCGTCAAGCGCCGACTGCAACGCCTCAAAGTCCTGTGTCCGCATAGCCTCGTCAATGTTCCATTTCTCCTCGGCCATTGTGCGCTGTAATTCTAGGTATTTATCGCTATAATCACGATGAACAGCAAGCAACTCCTCAGTCTTTTGCTTTTCAAAGTCAACTCGGCCGTCCTCTGTCATTTCAAACAGAATGCCTCGCTCTTTCAGCGTATCAATGAAATGCTGTTGCTGCATTTTGTCCATTTGTACAAAATCATCGCTGTATTTATCCCATTTATCGCTGATTGCGTCTATTGCGTCAGTGTATTCTTTTGTGAATTGCACCATAGGTGAGGCTTGCCCTGTGCTATCCTTAACCGCTAGGCTTAACTCGAGATCTTTTCGCATATCTCGAATATTATTCTCGATTTCTCGCATTTTCGCCATTTCTTCCTGCTTGGCTTTAATGCGTTTATCAGCATATACGGCGTTCAATAACTCGAGGTCTTTTTGATAGTTAGCATTAGCTGCCTTTGATTTTTCAAGCTCATCAAGCTCTTTTTTATACTCTAATTCGAGTAACTCTTGCTTATTGCCTAACATTTCGAGATATGACTGCAAGATTTTTTCGTGAATTTGCTTAGCCTCTTTTTCGAGGTCTTTGCCTTTGCTGCCTTTTCCGCCGCCACCTTTGCCTTTTTTACCTTTGCCGCCGCCAGTGTCGTAGTCTCCGCCACCACCGCCGCCAACATCAAGGCCAGTATCACCGCCGCCAGATAGGCCACTAAATACTTGTGAGGCCATATCGCCAGCAGTATTTACAATGTCCTGCGCTGTGTCAGCGCTGATAGTGTCAACCTGTGCAATAGCGGTGAATGTGCCGCCAAAGAATTTAGCAACCTTATCGCCTACGCTATTGAGTTTAGCAATGAGCCAGTTCAAAGCCTCAATAATCTTATTTACGCCCCAAACTGCCGTATGAACGATTGTTGAGAATACAGATGACATAGTTTCACTAAAGCCATTGGCTGCTACCTTAGACAAACCGAATGCAGCTCCCAACGCAGCAAGTAAACCAATAATAATTGGGATAGGGTTAGCCATTAATACGGCGTTAAAAATCGCCTGTGCAGCGGACGCCAACAATGTTCCTGTGCGTAATGAGGCATATAACCCTCGCAAGATTGCGCCACTAGCCGCCAAGCCAATTATTAATCCTGTAGTGGTAACAATCACAGCTGCAAGTGCCGCCTTAGCGACTGTCCAGCCGTGTGTCGCTATAGTATTAGCAATCATAGCAGCCCTAAGTGCAATCGTTTTAATAGTCAATGTTGACAATATAGCAATGTGAGAGGCAACAATAGCCCTTTGTGCTATAAATGCAGCAGTAACACCAACAATAGCGGCTACTACTGGCGGCATTGCTGTAACGATTAATTGCACAAAACTAAATACAATGTTTTTAGTGGTAGATATTGCTATCCTCAACCCTGCAAAAGCTGCGCTAATTACGCCTATAGAGCCTTGCGCTGCTACTGCCATGCCTCTGATTGCTACGCCTACGCCCTCACTTAATGCTTGGAACTCGCCACTTTGTGGAATAGTAGAAATCTGTTCTAGTACAGGCTGGAAAGCTTGTATGAGCTGATTTTGCATATTCTGCCCTATATCAGCAAAAGTCATAGGAATTTCTGCAAATTTTGCGTTTGTTTCCTCTGCTGTGCTGAATAATGCATTCTTGATAATATCAGCAGTAATTAAGCCTTGCGAGCTCATTTCTTTTAACTGGCCTACAGATAAGCCCATTTCTCGAGCGATTGCCTGCGCAAGCATTGGCGCATTTTCCATGATAGAGCGGAACTCGTCGCCTTGTAGCTTGCCTGCCGCCATTGCTTGGGTTAATTGGTACATCGCAGCATGAGACTCTTGAATGCTCGCCCCAGATACCTTAAATTGTTTATTCATCTGCTCAACGAACATAATAGCCTCATCATTCGAGCTGAATGCGTCTTTCGCCAACATATTGAGCTTTGCCACGCTGTCGGCCATATCAAAATAGCTACCCCTCGAGCGTTGTGCGGCGTCGTAAACCTTTTCCATGATCTCGGCTGTTGTTTGCGTGCCGTCATTGATGAGGTTAATGCGAGCTCTAACTTGTGTTAAGTGGTCAGCTGTTTGTGCAGCTGCTACAGCCACATCTTTGACCTTATTCGCCACTAAGCCAATACCAGTAACAGCGCCAGCGAATTGCAAGCCCTTATTCATTTGAGCAACAATAGACTTTATCTCAGCTCTAATACTGGCAGCCTCTTTGGCTACCTTATTACTCGCCTCTTGCACCCCTTTGGGTAGTTCAGAGCTTAATGTATTAGCAACTTTATTTATCGCCGCTGTAGCTTGAGAGCTATCGGCGCTTATTTTTACATTAATATTGCTATCTGCCATTTTCTATATCTCACCCCCTGCCTCTCTAAACTCACGGATAAAGTCCGCCTCTGCTTGCCGTTTTTCGGCCTCTGTAGGCGGATATAGAATGTCAATAAATTTCTTAGGTTCGATTGGCTCGGCTAGCTGCGTGTTCATGATGTTGGATATCCAAAAAGCTCGGTTCATATCCTGTAGTTTTTGCCTACGCTCGTAGCCTCTAACTAACTTTCTGTACTCCATAGGCTGTAACCGCATAAATTCCCACGGTTTCAGCTCTAACACGCTATATGCTATTTCTTCCGCATTTCGTACCCATAAAGAAAAAGAGGGGGCACTTTGGCCCCCCTCTAGTTTTTTGCTTGTTCGGCCTCGTTTTCGATAGCTAACTTATCATCTGGCGTGAGTTCGTTTGGGTACATTTGATAGTACATTTTAGAACCCAAAGCACCGCTTGCAATGATCGCTTGCATTAAAGGCGCTTGTAATGATAAGAGGCTCATGTCTTTGGTTTCATCAGCAAGTAGCTCGTCAAACAATTCATAATATTGTTGTGCGTTGCGTTTGTGCTGTTTCATACCAATGGCATAACCTGTGATAATGCTATTGATTGGCCAAATGCTCATTTGCAAGAGCTCCCCAATAGGTTGCCCTACAGCGGCCTCAAACTCCATGAGGCGCTGCATATTGAACATTAGATATTCGCCATTTTTAAAAAAATCACAATTCACTTTTTTCATAATTTAAAACTCCCTATTTTAGCGCTAAGTTAGGAAAATTACAGATATATAAGGCTACCTATTAGCCTACTGGTGCAGGTTGCAACTCAGAGAGAGGGCCTACGCCATTCAAAGAGCCTTTATAAGTAGCTACGCCGTCGTGTGGTGTTTGAATGGATAATTCTGTTACGCTGGCAATGCCAGTGAAGAATGTTTTATCTGGATATTCAAACTTGATCATGACATTATCGCCATTCAAGAAAGCTTTTTCTAGCAAAGTAAGACTTTCCTCTTTAGGCATGAGCAATGTTTCAAGAGCAAAGCTCCACTCTTTAAGACCTGCGATAGTAGATTTCCAACCGCCAGAGCCTTTATGGCTGGCGTCGATAGAGTCAGCCTTACGAGACAAGTCGCCAGAGCGTTGACCGCCCAATAATAGCCATTTAGCGCCTGCTTTATCATTTGTGCCGATGTTCAAATATAATAGGTAGTTTTTGCCTGCGGTTGGCATATCTACCGCCGCTGGTTTGTATAGTTCAGCCATTAATAAATACCCCCTTTAGTATTTAGATTATTATTTAGGTCATACAGCTTAGCCTCAAATCGGTATTGAGTACCGATAAACGGCCTCATGCTGTCGTGGTCATCTGTTTTATTTGTGCAGCGAATATCAACAATTTGATAGCCACTGTCTTGTAATACGCAATATTCCTCATTAAGTGCGCCGCACAGCTCACGAAAGGCAATAATGATTTTCTCTATTTGACTTTCAAGAGCCGCAATCTGCTCATAAGCCACATCGAACTCATGGCTATCTGATTTAGTCCACACCTCAATGTAAAACTCTTGTTTGAGCATATTCTGCACTTTATCATCGCTAGGGTTTGCCTCGCCTCGGCCTAGCATTACCATTCCGAGCGAGTCTACTCCAGCATTTTGAGGATTTAAAAAGCCGAGCTTGACTTGTCCGTCAAACCCAGCTTTCTCGATTGCGTATTTAATTTTATTCAATAATTCGAGCCACATATTAGCCACCACGATATAGAGGAATACTTCTATACCCTGCATACTTGGACGGCTGCCCTGTGAGCTGTTCCGCTGTGATTTGGTTTTCTAAAACCGCTATTCTATTGTTGATATACTTCAACTTCTTAGAATAATAATCATCATCGTTGCCGTTGCGGCTATATTGGCCTGTTAAAGAGGCGCTTTTATTCATGCAGGTTTCTCGGTAGCAGTATAGTGTTACGAGTTCATCTGCAACAAAAGAGCGAATTACATCGCTCTCTTGCACACCTAACTTTTTAGCCAATACATATAGCCAATTTTCGGCTTTCTGCAACGTGCTTTCCAGCACATTGGGGCCTAGTAGCTCATCATCGAATATCATATCTTGAAATTCGTATAACATTTATATAACCCCTTACAGTTTAATGTGTAGCTCTCTTCGCTTGACGCCAAGTTCTACATTACGAGCGATTTCGCCGAGCGATACATTAACAGCTTTCGAGAATATATCACGAACGGCCTCACGGCTATTATCAAGAGCCTCATATAAGAATTGGTCTGGCTGCGTGCCTCGATGAAATACACGCTTAGCAAACACAAAACCATTGCCACCAACAGGAACCCAGCGCAAGGACTGCTTTTCTTTTGGGAAAATATAATGCGCTCGTGTTCCCTCATGCACGAAAGGCCCATAGGGTGCGAGGTTATTGTCGATATATACCTCTGCCGTTTTATCGCCAATCATTCGCACGTCTATAGCTCTTTCAAGCTGGCCGCTGCGAGAGGTAAAGCGATGAGTGCGTTGTGCCTCTTCCTGCACCTCTCGAGCACTGGCTCTTATAGCTTGCCGTAGGCGTTTTTCAAACACCTCTCTAGCGTTCATGATTATTTCTTATTGGACTTTGTAGCTTTCTTTCCCTCGCCGTCTGTCGGCTCTGTTTCTGGGTTTTCATCGCCTACACCGTCCTCGCCGTCTGTCGGCTCTGTTTCTGGTTCAAATTCTGGCGCTAATACAAAGCCCTCATCAAGCCACAGCTCGAGAGTGCTTTCATTGTCCGTGTATCGAACCTCATTCATACGAATTACTCTGTATTTGCCCATAGTTACCCCCTAATTATGCGCCAAAGTTTACCCACAAAGACGCTAAGCGGTTTTTAGGAACCCATACATCATGGAATTTACGATAATCAATCGCCCATGCGTCAGCTTGTTGGTTAATAGTTGGATCAAAGATACGCATTTTGTCTGTTTTAGATACTGCAATAGCAGCTTTACGGCTCATAATAAGCCAGTTGATAGCTTTAGCGCCTGTATCAGCTTTAAAGCCGCCTTTTTCTTGGCCGCTAGTTTTGCCGTCGTTAAATACGTATTGAGATTTTAAGCGTGCGCTAGATACGCCAATGATAGGAATTTCGTTATATGTGCGAACACGAGTATTGTATTGGCCTTGCGTAAAGTTAGCTACATTGAGCATGCCTTTAGCACCTGCTGCCTCGTTCAAAATACCTTGAACACGTGCGCTCATTACGATTACCAAATCGCCAGTTTCGCCGATTAAGTCCTCAATTTCCATGATTTCTTTGTTAAGCTGTTTGATGATGTTAGTATCATCTGGCGTGAAAGAGTCTGTTTTGCGACTTTCTTGCTTAGCGTATGCAGCCACTTTAGAATAGCGGTAAGCGTCAACTTCTGGAATAACTTGCTCTTTTTGGAATGTAGTCATAACGTTTGTCGCTGTTGCCAAAAAGTTTGTTTCGTTTACGTCCATAGAGTCAAGAGAGAATTTGCGACCACGGTCTTGAGTAAGTTTGAAATCTTTGAATGTCAAAGATACAGAGCCTCGGTTGTAGCCGTTATCACGATCATAGTTAGCCAAGCCGTCAACGGAAAGAGTAGGAATTTTAACAGTATCGCCGCCGTTGTATTTAACGTCGCCAGCGTTGGACTCCATAAATCCAGATGTAGCAGCAACGAGCATTTGTTGGTCGAGTACTGTTTGGAAATTTTGAGCCATTTGCAAAGTATTAATTGCCATTGATTATTACCTCATTTCGTCATTAATAATTAACCCTCGCTAGGCGGTTTAATGCCTGCGATTTTGTACATTTCTGCTAATTGACCATTTCCGTCATTAGCATTGCCAGCACCTGCACCACTGCCGCCATTTTGCGTAGTTTTAACAGCGTAAGGCTTATCAGCAAGAAATGCCGTTGCGCATTCTTCGATAGTGCCGATTGTGCCGTCGTCCTTAGTCCAGCCATAAGAGCCGTCCTCTTGAACGCTGATTTGTCCAGCAATGAGCTTGCTAAATGTTTCGGCGTCTGTGCAGTTCGCTTTTGTGAGCGCTGCGATTGTTTGAGCGCTGATTTCGGAATTAGTACGCTTTTCAATCTCTGCTTGTCGAGCCTTCTCAGATTGCTCATACTTATCTGTGAGGCCTTTGATTTGCTTTTCAAGAGCCAAGATTTCTGGGCTTTTTTCGCCTTTGTGAGCCTCGTATTCGTCAACCTTACCTTTTAACTCATCACGTGCTGAGGTTAAATCGGTAATAGTTTTCTCGAATTTGAGTCGGTCGGCTTTGGCTACCTCGTTAATACGAGAGATTTCGCCTTTAAAGCCTGCCACGAGGTCTTTGCCCCCTTCGAGTTTTTCAAGTGCTGCGTACAATTCTGCTAAAGTCATGAGTCTTTCTCCTTTTCGTCATGAAATCTGCCACCTTTCGGCTCCTCCTAATCAATGGCAATATAAAAGGCCCATGCATTCACTTGCATAGGCCTGTAGGTCTAAATTATGTATTTTCTTTTGGTGTTCTAGGCTCGAATGTTTCCCCATTCCAGCCCTTTACGCGGTCTTTCCAGTTAGCTTTACCTGCTGTTACATCTTTGCGGCCGCTAATGCCTAGTAATTTTTCTTGATGATCCTTACTAATCGAATTAATGTACCTCATGCCGCCCTCGTTTGTATTGTCTTTTGCTTTGGTAATATCGACTTCAAAATCATATACAGGCGATATTCTACACATACAATGAGGGTGAGCAGGCAGCTTAGGGAATTTATCTTTTGGATAAACACCCCTACCCAAGCCGTATAAATCGGCGTTAGCGTAAAAGTCGCATATATCATAGCGAGGGTGTCTGCTGGATAGCGTCCATTTCAAAGCTACAACATCATCATCGTGAGCATATCTATTCATCTGACCGTCTGCGTAAGCCCTCGCCATTTCTGTGCGTGCAATTCGCTCGGCGTTGTATCGTGCCTTTTCTTGCACTGCTACAGTAACAGCTCGAGAAAGGTCAATAGCATTACCCTCATCTATGGCTTGTATTAATTCAGAATAGGCAGCTCTTAGGCTTGGCGTAGTATTTTGCTGTACTAGCCGCTCTGTGCGCCTAATTGTTCGCTTAAATCGAGCTAATTCATCATCATTGAGCGCTTGCGGCGGCTTTAACGCTCTAAGACGTTCAATATGTTTAGGGAGTTTATCGGTATCAATAATGCCGCCCTTGCCATAGCCCTCGAATATAGAGCGAGCTATCTCACGAATGCTTTTACCACGCTTTAGAGAGTTAGCGATAACCGCCGTCGTCTCTCGTCGCACTTTATGAGCGTTTTTATGTAGTCGCTTAGATAGCTTTAAGCCGTCGCTCGCCCAAGCGGCTTGCATGGCCTCACTGATTGATTGAGTTGTGTAATTAAAAGGCCTATGACCTGCCACCGAAAGCGGTGTAAGTACACTATGATAGGCTTTGTTAAAATTCTCTACCATATCAGCCGTAAGAGGGGCCTCTAGCATTTCCATAATAGGATACGTCTTATAAGCGATTTGAACGGCCTTATCGGCTGAATATCCAAGCGATACTAACTCACGCACCATTTTTTCAAATTGCTCGAGTATCTTATCAAGCATTTGGCTCGTCTGTGTCATTATCGCCACCGTTTAGATCATCATCGTCATAGGTTTGGTCTTGGGCTTTGTTGTCGGCCGCTGTCTGCGCCTCTTTAACGATTGCGTCTTTAGTTTCCTTTTCCAAGTTAGGCATATAAGCGTCAATTACTTTCTTTAAGATTTCACTATCGAATGTATCTGACTCAAATTCGAGGTCTTTGGCTTGCTGCGCCTGTGTGAGACTTTCAGTAACATCATTTACTTTGAAGTCTTTTGGATACTCGCAAAAATACTCCAAATTATCGCCGCTCCATAGCTTATAGAGAGCGATAATGTCATATTCTGCATTCTCGCAACGGACTGCAAAGGCCGCTAGATTTTGATTAGTGCGCTCGAAATCCCATTGTTTAGCTACGCCGCTCTTTGCTTGCTGTACACCGATAACGCTATCAATGCCACTCATGCGATACATTTCATTGATGAGCTTATCAATTTGAGCCATAAGCACCTCGGCTGGGCCTGTATCTGGTGCAATATAGCTCGGAGCTTTATTTGACTCTGCAGGATAACCTAATAAATTATCTGTGCCAATAGTTATATCTTGTAAGCCGTTAGTGTCCATTGGCATAGTTAAGATAGAAAATGTCTGATTGTAAAGAATTTGAGAGAGTAAAGAGCATAGGTTATATACATGAGCATTTGTTTTAGCGATACTTAAATACTCAGGCGGTGGAAGAATATCACGCTTACGTGCCGCCCTGCCAAACCATTGAACCACAGGAATACGGCCGATGTTATGCTCGCCTTTGTCGATGAGTTTATTCTCATCATCTGTGATTTTCCACTCGGTAGGCGTCCATGTGTGGCAGCGTGCTTTGATTGTGCCGTCTGCGTTCTTCAAATAGGTTGCATAAGTAAATAGTTTGAGCTTGCCATTGTCGTCAAACTCATAATTCACTACGTTCTTAGGCTCAACCGCTGTGAGGTAAGGCATAGACCTATTGGCCAACGTTTCAGCCAATGAGCTGCCAAACTCGCTCACATTGTCAGCCACAATATACATAACGCCATAGAGCTTAGCAGCTATAGCGTTTTGCTCAATAAATTCCTGTAATGATGTACCTTGACGGTCTACATCATTGATAAACTCATCGAACAATACAGATTTGCCGTATTCTCGCTTGATTTCATCTTTGAAGATTGGATCTACAGAGGCGTTCAAAATAGGCCCTGTGTAATTTAAGTAGTAAGCTATCTTACGTCTAAAAGCGATTGATGTAGGACTCTCTCGAGCGTGTTCCGTAATCGCAGCCCCAGTAGCGAACATGCCGCTACCATAATAGGCGTCATGTAACAGCTCATACTCCTCTAGTCGAGGGTTATTGTTAATTATTGCCATGTTGCCCCTTTCTAATTGATGTTAATTCTGCCGCTACGAACCTGCGGCGCATTGATTTTTTCTGCAATTCCTGTGAGTGCGTCTGGTGCGTCGTCATGTGCATTCTTGCCCTCTCGCTGGTACTTGGTAATGTCAGCAGCGAACTGCGGCCACCTATCACGCCAATTTCTAGGCATATATACGTGGTTCATAACCCAAGTTGCATTGGAATGAATGCGTGCTATCTTATTGCCGCTTTGATGAAACATATTGATCACGCACTTATTAGAGTTATATTTCTGTTTGAGTATGCTTTGAACATTACGGCCAAACCCTCGACCGCCGTTATTGCTTTCTATATCGGCCACATTTACGCCGTTTCTATGTAGCATGTCCGCCACCTCTGGCTCTGTGGTTTCCATAGCGTCTTTGGTGTATATCACATCGAGTATGTAAGCCTCACCCTCATATACACCGTAAGTGATACTAGCTAGGTAATCGCTGCCTGTATCGGCGGTATCGGTATAATTCTTGATACAAGAAAATAACACGTTACCTTTATCATCTCGAGGCAACGTGTCATATGTAAGTATTTGGCTATAAAGACAACCTTTTAAGTCAATCGGTATTTGTTGATAGTTAGCGCTGGCAATATCCTCACCCATAGCCCTCACCTTTGACGTGTAAGAGGCTTTAGATAGCACCTCTTCGCATAACATTGAGCCGTCGTCTTGTAAGGCTTTCATAGTAATGACTTTGGCTTTGAACAATGGATCGTCCTTAAAATGCTCGATAGCTCGCCCTGCTAAATCATCACTCGCCCAGCGTGTCATGATAATAATAATCTTGCCGCCCTCTTCAAGCCGTGAAAGCATGGTATTAGTAAACCATTCCCAATGTTTCTCTTTCACGCTGGCGTTATAGGCCTCTTCGCTATTCTTGATAATATCGTCAATAATCATGAGTGAACAGCCAAAGCCTGTAGCCGTACCAGTTGGCGAGGTTGCAAGATATGAATTAGTGTAGCCCTCTAAGCTCCATAGGTGCGCCTGTGCGTCACCTACGGCTACTCTTACATTTGGGAATACGTCAGAGAATACAATAATATCCTCATCGGCCTTATTCTCTTGAACCGCATTTCTAACTGATTTACTGAACATTTTAGAGAGTGTTTCATTGTATGAGCCTGTCATTACTTTGGCCGCTGGGTTATTGCCAAATAGCCATTGTGTAAAATGCTGCGCCGTTAAACTCTTACCATGCCGAGGTTATGGAGGCAGGTTCATAATAAGCACGTTATACGTATCATCTTCAATAAAATTCTGTAGTTCATTACAAAGTCTAACTAAATATTTACGGCTCTTTTTGTAAAAGCCGCCTGTCTTTAGCTGACAATAATAAAAAAACTCACGTCTTGCGAGTTCTCGTTTAGCTAGTTGTATGATTTTCTCTTTATTGCTCTGAACCTGCATACCCTCACCCCCTTTTCAATGACTATACACAGATTACTGCTATTCATCACCTATGAGCTTTTTAATATCAGCCGTATCTATTCCCTCAAATGGGTTTTTCACCTGCACGGCTGCGTCTACAACTTTAGTATCTCGCCATGCCTCTGGATTTCTGTTTTTAAGCCAGAATATTAGAGATGTAGGGTTCGGCTGCACATGTTTAGTAACAACTTTTGTTACAGCCATTTCAAGCTCCTCTTTCTCCGAATTGTAATGAGCCTCTTGAGTGATTTCATCATAAGAATAACCCATAGCACTTTTAAGCAAGGCATTTTCAACCATAATGTCTACTACTTCCTTACCTCTTTTTACGGCCTCAGCAAATTGAGGATATTTCTTTTTCCAATCATAAAGAGTTGTAGTAGTAATGCCGATATTATGCGCTATCATCTCATCTGTGAGGCCGTTGCGAGCCCAGCCCTCTAAGCGAATAAGGTTATCAGCCTCTAGCCATTCTTTATATAAGCCTTTACGGCCTGCATTACTCTTTTTCTTTGTCGCCACGATCTCACCTCTTTTTATGTTTAAATACAAAAATACCTCGAACAGAGTACCCTAATCTCTGCCGAGGTATTTTTGCGTATGTCTATAGTTGAAAGAAAGGAGGATAGAATGAAACGTATAAGCACCATTCACCACTAACATAGTATCACATATATTTAGTACTGAATATGACAGCTTTATGACAATTTACAGAGCATATGCGCCAAATAAATATATGCTCAAATCATCTATCCCCTTGTCGAGCCACCTGTATACATTCCGCTCAACTGTGTTATGCTTTTCTGCGATTTCTGCGATTGTTAAATCGTTGATATACCTATCAATTACGCACTCGCAATAATGCTTATTGTTGTTAATGCAGGTTATGCGGTATACCTCGAGCATTTTGTCTATATGCTCGATGATTAGCTCGGTACGCCGCTTACTTGCGAGAATGGTTTCAATCTGTAGTAACCCTCTGCGATTGAATACCTCATACAACACAGTTTGTAAATCGCTAGGCGTGAGCGTATCCTCTGCCTTTGCAATAGCACTCTTGCAATGCGCTTTCATAGCCGTATAGCCCTCGAGTAGCGTCGTAGTATTCTTATAGGCCCTTTCATTTTTCTTTGCGAGCATATCCTCGTTTCTCCGATTAAATTCGGTTAAAGCCGTTTGTGCTGCCGTTTCTGCTGCAATCTTAACGATAGCCTCTACCTCTGACTCTGTAAAAGTACGCCCCTTACACTCCATTTAATCACCCCCATATATGATGAATGCCAGCAGCTAACAATAGTATCATTATAAGTGCGAATAGAATGCTGAACGCAATGCAGCCTACGAACATAACCCATGTAATGATGTTTAACCCTTTTTGCATTACATGATCGCTTTTATTCTGACTTTCCAATTCTAACCGCCTTTCCGTCTTTGACTTTGTAAATGATTTCTTCATTAAAATATACGCCGTTTGGTATGCGTTTATTTCTTATGAGCCATTGACGAATTAGTTTATCGAGCGCTGCGTCGAATTCCACTATTTCCTCTGCTCGCACGGCGTCAAGCGTTCCATAGTCGAAAATTTCATCTCTTAATTGCTCATCTACATCGCTGATTAAATAATCAGCCATTCCAGCAGTCTTAGGCCACCATTGAGAGCAACGCACCAGATAAAATATATCCTTGCCAAATCTTTGAGCCTCTTTTACACCTGCCTCTTTCGCCTCTTTTAAGCCGTGTATTTCGTTCTCTCGAGTCCATTCATAACAGCCACTCTCGAGAGTTACGATATAAGTATCAGTTTTCATCGTCGCCACCTGCTAACTTTGCATAATCCCAATAACGTAGTATGCAGCCGCTACTCCATGATGTAGCACCCAAACCATAAGCAACCACTTTTCCGTTTTTGTATTGAGCAAAATATCTTCTTTTCCACTCCTTGTTGTCATTACTAACCAATATAGCGGTGTCTTTAGCAACCTTACTCCAATCAACAATACCGAGATACTTGCCAATATCAAGATAATTCGGCTCATTAAAATCTGGGAGTAAATCGCTTAATAGGTCAATTCGCTCAAAATCTCCACTGACATACGGTCTATTTCCCTTAAATTTTGGCGGCTGCTTTGTAGCTAAATATCCACCCATTGCACTAGAATGAAAAATGTATTTAAAACCTATATCATATAGTTTTTGTAATAGCCACTTGCGGCCCTCTTTATCGTTCATGTTAATACCTCCCTACCCATTTCATACACCCAATTCGCAAATAATTATTTTTTTCTTTTTCTGTAAGCTCAACTGCGTTTTTTCTCGGCTTGGCTTTTTTATGAAAACTTTTAACAAAACAATGAGATATGCCGTTATTGTCCATTCGCTCATCAATTAGTATTAATCCAGCCTTACATAGTGTGATTGTTTCTTCAATTTCTTCTTTGTGTTTTTCATATAGATAAAATGGTACAGCATAGTAAAAATTCCTTACATTTGGGTGATCGTGATAAGTCGCTTTTTTCAAATCTGCCCTAAAATCTTGAATGCTGATTTTTATTTCTACCTCAGTAAGATAATTTGACTTTCTACCGAAATAAATTAAATCAGCCTCATATTCATGCTTACCCCTTTGATACATCAATACATTAGGGATACATACATTTTGCAAATAAAGGTGTTTTCCTAACGCCTTTTGAATTCTGCGCTCGTCCATACTACCCCCTTACTACTACCATTAACCGCTTACCCATTGTATAGCTATTGTCAGTAAGCTGTATTTTGCTAACTAATAATCTAAGGTCGATTATGTCCATAACCTCTAGTACCTTATAACCTATGCAATCTTTAACTTTGATGAACACTCTATAAGGCTTATCTTTAGCAATTTTTCGAGCATAATTCAAAGCCTTATCAAGCTCTTTATTTGTGATATAATCAGCGCACTTCAAGATTAAACTAGCACCTTTTGAGTATTGATGTATCTCGAACTCATCAAAGCCATGTTTCGCTAATTCTTCCATGCTACATAGCATTATTTTTCACCTCTCTACCCATTAATCTGCACAACTCGCCTTTTACATATGATCTTGTAGCCTCGATATAGCTATCTAGTTCGTTATGTTCTAAAATTTCAGCTCTGGCTATACTGCTCAAATCGACTTTTACACCACATTTTTTATAGCGCCAGATATAGCCATATATAAAGCCGTTTATGAAAACTGCCTCTCTTTGCTCAACGCTGGGAATGATTATATCGTTATCTATAACAATGGTTAAAGCCATTCTTAACCGCTCTAAATTTTCGATGCTTTCAAATCTATTCATACTTGCCTACTTTCTAAGTTCAGCGCTCACATACGCCACCAATGATACGGCGAATGTGCCAAGCAATATACCGAGTATTCTTAATACGTCGCCGCCTGTTACTCCAAATAAGCCTATTAACCAAAGTACTGCTGCAATAGCAAGCGCAATAAGCTCAGCTTTCATTACTAAAATAAGTGCTATGGATATTGTGTATAAGAATGCTTTCATATGTTTACCTCATTTCATTTGATATTCAAACCTTATGTCCGTTTTCGGTGAATTGATCATTACGAAAATGCTATGATGTGCAGGCGATTTTGTATGCTCGCCTGTTTCGCTTATGAACTTCACTCGCTTAGTCGGAACATATACACTTATATTGGTTTTGCTAAATAATTTATGCCGTTGTACCCCCCCAGTATATCTATGGGTAATACTAGTACACATGGCTTGCCTGTTTCAATACACCGAGCTATAATCTCATCTTTATTACTATATGGTGGGTTTGTTATCAGATAATCAAACTCGTATTGATTTGTTAAAAAATCAGTAATGTCATATATAGCGAATGGATCATAGTCTTGAGTGATTACTTTTGTGAAATTGCTTTTATCTGTGTCAAATGGCAGCAGCACTCTAGCACCTTTAGGCGGCGGAAATACCTCGAGCATAGTTTTTACTGTTTCGAGCGGCGTGTACCACTCATCAGATTTTAAGCCTTTTATAAGAGCCTCTTTCATTTCAACCTTTCCTTACTGCCCATAATACTTAGGCTTTCCGATACGTCGGCGCACTCTATTGGTGGTATCCTTAACATATCCCAATATATCGCCGCTCTTATCTCGAGCCTTTCTCTGATTGATTAAGCTGTTTGAATACTTTACATAAGGCTCGCATTGTGCATGACAACCTACAATTCTGTATTCACAGCCTTTGCATGGTGATTTAAGCATTGATAATCACCCATTTAATTGCTCAATTCTATCGAGCAAGTCGCTCACCTCATCTTCTGTGAGATAGCCAATTATATCATCTGTAATCGGCGTGCTATAACAGAGATCGTTATCATATAGCACAGAGAGCTCAAATAAGCCCTCTCTTCCGCCGTAAGAGTAATCACATTTAATCACAGAGGCGCCGTATTTATTATCGAACTCAAATTCCCATTGTTCGCCGTCTCTGCCACCTCTATTCTTATATGACTTAAATCCGCTATGATTTGCAAAATTATAACTTTTCATTTTCACTCCCCTTTAGTTGTTCTTTCCATTCATTTATTGTAAATACTGGCATTCCCCTTTTTAAAGCATGATCAAGTTCACCTTTGCAGCCCCTGCTCGTTTCCCAGCCGTCGCAAAGCACTAGCACGTCGCAATGACTTAATAAACCTAAGCAAATATTAAGCCCTCGCTGGTACTCGTCGCCAGTAAGATACATGAACCCATAATTATGAATTGGTGAGACGTAATCGTGCTCGCTATCATTCATAACTAAGTCATTCATGATTTTGTCGATTTTTAACTTGTTGCTTTCCTTACCGCCGTAAGGGTGAGCAATATATATAAGCCGCTTTTTCATTTTCTTATCTCCCACTTTCACTTTTGAAAAACACCAGCCAAATAGTCTTACCTCTGCGCTGTCCAATTATAGGCTCACTAGGCAATAACCCTTTTACATCGGAAAATAGCACCTGCTCCTCATTCCATTTAAAAATAAGTGTTCCGTTTTCTTTAAGCACTCGCCAGCACTCTGCAAGCCCCTGTTTAATATCATCTTTCCAAGTAGGCTCCAAAGTTCCATATTTAGCTTTCAAATATGACGTATTGCCAGCGTGTAACAAATGCGGCGGATCAAAGATAACCAAATAGAACGTTTCATCATCAAAAGGAATGCTTTTAAAGTCGGCCACTATATCTGGGTTTACTACCAATTTTCGACCGTCGCATAGAGTGGTGTTTAAAATTCGATTATCCATATATATGGCGTTCTTGTTTTCTTTATCAAACCAAAACATACGAGAGCCGCAGCAAGCGTCTAATATCTGCGCTTTATTGAACGAGCCGCTCATGACTCACCTCATTTATGCCTTTGATTTCATCTATTACAGCAGCTTTCGCCTCATTGAATAGCTCTGTATCATCACCAGCTACGATATATAAGGCTTGCTCTGCTACATCGCACACAAAGGATAATAGCTCTACCGTGTTACAATTCTCTGCAGTGAGTGTAAAGTGCTTACCGTCATATTCTGCTTTTATATTTCTGTTCATAAGCACCTCGCTAGTCTTGAATTACCAATTTATCAATTTCAAGCTCTACGCAATCAACGTATACATCGAGCGTACCGTCCACCTTGCCGCAGTCAATCGTAATTTGATCATTGATAGTTTTCAGTACTTGCTCTTTTAATTTCTCGGCGTGAGCCTCGCTATTAGCATTGAGCCAAATATCAAGGCCAACAGTACCTATCAACTGCAACCTGTACTCTTTTTCATTCTCATTCATGGTGTGTGATGTCCTTTCATCATGAGTTTTCTATATTCTTTGTAAGATATTGAGGCAGGGGCTTTGGGTTTAACCTTAACCCCTGTCGTGGCAACCTTACAGCGTTTAGCTTTCTTAGTGGTGTCGCACTTTCTAGCCGTCGCTTTGACGTATTCCTCGCATAAGATACTGTTTTCATTAATTGGCGTTATAGTGATCTCCGCCCTAGGGTTATCTTTATCGAGGCCTGCAATCTCCGAGCCGTCATAATTCACGATGTATTTATCATTATCAATCACTTTGGCCACTTGTAATATGTCTGAGGTTGCTTGCAATAGGCCTACCAAATCTGGCCAGCTTTTGCGGTTTTGTAAAAAATAGCGGCACCGCACCGATACTGGCCCATGAACAGCCTGCACTCGAGCCAGCTGCATAAGAGCAACTTTTTCATATGTTTTAAACGCTTTTGACGGTAAGGGTACACGTTTATTGTTAATAAGTGCTATTCTGCTGCTGTTTTTTTTCGTTCTTGGTTGGCCCAATATTACAATTTCCAACTTTACACCTCTACATCTTTTAAATTATTTTCTAATTCTATGCGGAAAATTTCGTTATTTTACCCCCTCTAGCTATTCGCTCGAAATTCTATCGTGAGAATTTTAAACTAGCCTTATAGAGCGTTTAAATGAATTTTACTATTAAAACTTATTAAGTAAGCTGTTGATTACATTTCTCATGTCTAACAGGCTTAAATACTTTTCTAAATCAGAGTGATTAGAGTTCATAATCATTTCAATACCAGTGAGAATAAGTGTCTCTGACACCTGTTTTTCACACTCAAAATCATTGCTATATGTAATTCTTGATATGCCGTTATTAAGCTCTTTAACCGTTATCTTCTTCATTATTTCCCCCTGTGGGAGCCACTCATAAAAACGGCCTCCTTGTATTCGCCACGCAATCGATCATATATGCGCTGGCTATAATTCCCCTCTACCCAACTATCACTGTAGTTAGTGGTGAGGATAATCGGCCGCATTCTGTTATAGCGGTCGATTATTATGCTTTCGACTTTAGCCGCCACCCATTCAGATTTTGAATATTCCGCCCCAAAATCATCGAGCAATAAGAGCGGTATATTCCGCAGCTTTTGCTCATAGCTCATGAATGCCACGCTATCGCCTTTGGATAAGGCGAGCATATTGTCTAAGAGATTTGGCATTGAGATCATCAAGCACCCCTTGCCAAACTCTAGCGCCTCTTTTAAGAGGCACACACCGAGAGAGGTTTTTCCTGTACCTGCTGGCCCTCTTAATATGAGGCCCTTTCCTGTGTTCAAATTCTCCTCTAGGTGCTGCCTGTAGTCGTTCACTATACGATAGGCCTCGGCGTTTTCCTTTGGGAATGTTCCGTTTTGTTTTAGCCATGTAAAGCTCATATCGTAATAGCGTTTAGGAATGCCAGACACTCCATAGGTCTGACTTTTATCCTTTTGAATAACCATAGGCTTATCATAGATAGGCTTAAAAAATTCATAATCAGCCTTTGCCGTGCACTCTTTCGTACTCGGCTTTCCAATCAACTGCCTCTTCTTTAATTTTTCCAGCTCTTCCGTTACGTCTATTTGTTTCATTTCCTAACCTTTTATTTTTCAACACTCCCTCAACGTATTTAATTGAGGTTTTCCCTCTATCGTGTGTGATCTCGATAGCCTCTATTACTTGCTCTGGGCCATATTCCTCGGAAAGGGTTTCTAAAGTTTCTTTTATAAAAGAAGAGATGTCTCCGAAAGTATTTAACCAAGTTGAGAATACATCGTTTTGAATTACTGTATTTTTCTCTTTACTTTCCTTTACTTTACTTTCCTTTACTTTCCTTTACTTTACTTTCCTTTACTTTACTTTCCTTTACTTTACTTTGTGTACTTTTGTATACATTAACTGGGGTTTCTGCAACATTAACTATAGTTTCTGCAACATTAACCATAGTTTCTGTATACATCATGTCAACATTAACTAGGTTAATGTCAGCATTAATTTTTACCGATTTTCTGCGCTCTGTGATTTTAAGGTATCTATTTTGTATCCCCTCAGATGTTAGAACTCGAAAATTGTCGTAAATTCTAAATGAGAATAACCCAACCTCACACGCTCGATTTATGACATTTTTTACATAGTCGGTATCGAGGTTAGTATCAAGAGCGATGAGTGCTATATCATCATCTTTAACGTTCATGAAATAGCCCTCATCTCTATAGATCGCTGCGAATATGTATATCAGCACAGCAATAGAGCTGGCCCCACACGAAAGCATGATTTTTCTTATTTTCAAATCACTTAAAAACCCTACATCAAGAGGGAAATACTCAACCCCTTTCGCTTTAGGTCTTGCCATTATATAAACTCCTTATCTAATAGGTGCGAATGTGATAATATCTCTATCACTCGTCTTACGATATAGCCCAATCTGTAGACCATAGTCTAAAATGCTTTTTATAGCATTAGCCTGTACGCCTGTTTCTTTTTCAGTACGTACCATAAAGGTAGGTGTATAAGGAATATCAACCAGTTTTAATGCTGCGATATGATCTCTCACTTTCACCCAGTCAGCGCCGAATTGAGCAAGCATTTTGTCATTGTTATTCATGGCCGACTACCTCGCCAGTGTTGGCGTCGATAATCTCGCCTGCCACGTTGTAGGTTTCGCCTTTCGTTTCCTCTGCTGCTGGCTCGTCATATTCGGCGTCGATAGTTTCACCGCTGAAATCGACATCAAAATCACCGTCTTTATTCATGGAAATAACGCCGCCGTCATTAGAGAGGGCTTGACTCATTTGAACACTTTCAATACTCAAAGGGCCGAACTTGGAAAGCAAGCGTTTGAGCACTGTTTTCTCAGCCATAACATTGAAATCAGCGATGCCCCATTTATCAGTACCACCCTTATAGTTTTGGCTATATTTCTTGGCATGCGCTTGCATTTCATCAAGATCCATAAACAGCATTTTCTCAAAACCGTTTGTGAGTCTGAAATACGCCAAATAACCAATGACTTTATCACCTGTACGCTCGCCAAATCGGAACTTATCAAGTAAGCGGTTCTCATATTCTAGCTCACCCTCGTATACAGTCTTTGCGCCAATATCAACATATTGGCCACTACGTTGTGCAAGCTGAATATAGCCTTTATAGCCAAGTTGGAACTGTGCAGCTCCTTTATAAGGCACGATATAGGCAAAACCAAGAGACTGATTGATTGGCAAGTCTAGCATAGCCGCTTGTGCAGCTGCTCCAATAACGGTGGCAGGATCTGCTTTCATCAAGTAATTATTGTTATTTGTAACTGCGATAATGCTGCTCATAAAGCCAGCGGCTTTTTTGCCTAGCATTTCCTCAAATTTTTTCTTATACGCTGGGCTTTCAAGCATGCCTTTTAGTGTTTTAGCCTCTTTTGCAGCTGTGATAGTGTTTTTCTTTAATTCAATACCTGTTGTAGTTGCCATTAGATTTTAATCTCCCCTATTACTAACACGTCATTTTCAAAGTCGATATATATCCCTTTTATTTCAGCTGTATGCTCAGATGTATCTAAAGGCGTTCTGATAACTACAGCAAACTCATCAGGAATGGCCTCGAGTAATTTTCTTAGGTTATATACTTCAATCATTTATCATTTCACCTCGAATCTACGACTAGGCTCACCCTGCTTGATGTAATTCGTATATAAATCTGGGTGATCACTCTTGAACGTTTTGCTATCGAACGTCTCACGAGGCTTGCTCGTTTTCCACGATACAACATGCTCGCCAGCCGTCGCCTTTTCGTTGTCTTTCATATAGTCTTTTAAGAGGTTTTCAATACCTCTTTTTTGAGACTCTAGCTCTGTGAGCTGGTCTTTGATTTTTAGGTAATCAACTACAGCGTTGCTATATTCAGCAGGTAACTCGATAACATTACCGTTACTGTTTTTATAGAGCTTTTTGAGCGCCTCGCTGCATGCTTTTGTATCGTCTGGCGCTGGCATGGTTTTAGTTTCCACTAGCCGCCAAAATTCAGCCCCAGCATCAATAATCGCTTGAATAACTTCATCATTACGCTTGATTTCTTTGTAGTAGAATGTATTACCACCTACGAGGCAGGCTATCCACCAGCTTGACTTGCCAGTTACCGCCATGTAGTGCTGGCACTGTACATAGTAAGCGTCTGGAACGCTATCGCCCTGCCACTCATCGGCTTTGAAAGCGTTAGCTGTCTTGCATTCAAGGCCAGCGTCAAGGCCGACGATTTCTCTATCGATATTAGCAAGTAAATACGGATATTCCTCACTTTGTAATGTGAAATTGTTATTACGTACCTTGTAGCCTGTACGCTTTGAAAATTCCTGCGCTACAATGTCCTCGAGGATAGTGCCCCAGTACATTGGCTCGCTTTCCTTTTCTTCGACTGTATCACTCGTCTTATCAAGCCATACATCGAGAGGGCTGCGCCATTGATTGACGCCTAGCACGGCGCTCATATCAGAGCCGCCAAGTCCTAGCTTTCGAACATTTAGCCACTCTTCTCGAGTAGCATTCTTACTGTCAAAAATCTTTTTGTACATTGTGTGATGTCCTTTCTTTTCATAAGAAAATAAGATATAATAATGTTGTGTGATGTTCCTTTCACTTAGTGATTGGAATATAGGGCCGTTCACCTTTGGTGAATGGCTCTTTTTTTATGATTAGATCTACCATTTAATAAGAGCCTCACCAGTACACCACCAGTAAGCAGTGGCAAAGAAAAAAACCAATGTTAAAAAAGTGAATAAAGCCATTTGTAACGATGTAGGCTCATCGCTTTTGCCTAGCCGTCTAGCTTTCATGGGTTTTCTGTGTCTTACTTTTAATTGTTGAGTCATCATATTTCTATTTCCTTTCTTTAAAGTGATATACCAGCTGGCTTAGAATGTCGCCGTACACCCAGCCCATTAATTTGTGGGCTTTCTTTAGTTGTTGTGTTCTTGTTTTCATGTTTCTTCTTTCTCCATTCCTCAAAGTCTGCTAGGTTTTGAGGGTTATTGTAAAAGTTATATATTTCATCAATGAGCAATGTCATAGCTGCACACCTGCATAGCGATTGATGAAATATACCTGCCCTTTGCCTGTTACTTTAGGCGTTTTATTTATGCTCGTTCTGCCGTCAGAATGAGTGATAGCTGTTTCTTTAATTCTGAAGAGCCCTAGCTCCATAGCTCTCTGAGTTGGCATATTGTAAGAGCCGCCTTTTCTTGAAATCAGATAGCCCTCAGCTCTCAACCGCTCGAACAGTCTATTTTGTCCGATATTGTGGCCGTTTTGATTTAAGAGTTTCGCTAGATCACCGATTAAAATATCGGTATCGCTAGAACTCACTGCGTCGGCAAAAATGACTTTCGGCCGCTGCGCCTCAACTAGAGCTTTTGTTTTGTTGTGCTGCTCTACCTCGTCCGCATAGGCTCGTAAAGCCTCTGGCAAAGTTTGAGGAATATTTAGCGAGTAGCTGCCTGTTCGGCGTAGTGCAGGGAGTACCTCGGCTGTTATCCAGCGCTTAAAGCGTTTTGCGCTTTCCAACTTGCTGGAAATCACCAAACTATAAAGGCCGCTTTCATTAATCAATACCGCAGGCGTTCCGTTAATGGTGAACGAATTGTTCACCGTCCTATCTTCTTCATCGATATGATCCCTTACAGCTTTTTGAGGGTTAGAGTACCCAAGAGCTACAGCTACATCTTTGCCAACAAAGTGGATAGTGTTATTTAGGTTTACAGTTCTAACAGAACCAAACTCGCTATTATTAAATACCTCGATGAGATTATTCATTAAATTCACCCCCTTTTATAAAAAGTAATCAACTGTTACGCCAAAGTAATCAGCGATTTTTTTAAGAGTCGTAACACTTGGCTTATAATCGCCTTTGCGCCACGCTGTAACAGATGATGTGTGCAAGCCTAAATCTTTACACATTCGATAAGCTGTTACACCGTTCTCTGTTAAGAGAACCTCGATTTTTTTATATTCCATTGCCTCACCCCTTTCTATGTGATAAAATTAGTTAAGAAATATTAATTAATTTCTATTACGTCAAGTTTTCTTAACGTTCCCTATGGCTATATAATAGCACAGAAAACTGAACGTACCTAGTAAACTTTTCGTAAATCTTTCTTAACTATTTTATAAAGTAAGGTCAGAAAAATGTACGAAAGATTTAATAATTTGTTGCAAGAAAAAGGGCTGACCGCATACAAAGTAGCAAAGGCTACTGGCGTGTCTAGGTCTACCCTCGCAGCATGGAAAAAGAAAGAATACACGCCAAAAATAGATAAGTTGCAAAAGTTGGCCAATTATTTAGGGGTGTCGTTGTATTATTTAACTGGCGAGGTTGACGATTACGACATAATGCGTCAGCAAAAGATAGACTTTATTCATCAATGTGGTATTGATATTGATTTCACGTTATATGATGATGAAGCTGTCGATGATTTATACGTAGCATGTGCACTCAAAAAAGATGTGATCCATAATTTAGAGTTGCCAGAAATAAAAAAAGCGCCCTCTACGCTAATGAGCATAGAGAACGCTGAGGGGGTTAATTTAAAAGCGGTACTCGAAAAGGATAATATATTGTCTTATGGTAAGCACATCATTACAGACGAGGAACGTGCCACAATAAAAGCGCTTATAGAGGCGTTTTTAAAAACCAAGTAAAGGGAACATTAAGGGGAGTTATGTATTATGAAAAAAATAGTTATTGCTGCTTGCCTATTAGCTAGCATGTCATTTTCTGCCGTTGCTATCAACCCAGCGGCGCCATTTGTACCAGCATATACAACCGAGAAAGGTGTAAATGTTAGCGTGAGAGCTGATTTAGATATAAAAAATTATAACGGCGGCAGCGTTGAAATATTACTGTACACTCAAATAGATAACCCAGAAAAGCCATATATTACATGGAAATTAAACCACTTTTACTATGCATTAGATCCGCACGGAACAGGAAAGCCTATATCTGTACTATATCGAGTGGATAGGGTTACAAATTTCTCGAGAAATTCTGATTATGTCATGAGTGGCAGCATACAGCCTACTCCAATCGTTCCTATTATTGAGGGTTCAGACGAATACAAAACAGCCGTATATGCTTATAATTTCGCTGTGCAAAGCGGCAAAATGGCCGAGGCGCAAGCTAAATATAAAAGCAGAAAATAAAAAAGAGCCCCTATTAAGGGGCTTTATTTATACATAAAACCAAAAACCGCCGATGTATACGTTCGGCGGTTATGGTCAACACATGTCTTATCTTCTCTAATGCGATTATACCATTGAAAGGAATATCACACAATGACAAATACAAAAGATTTACAAACTGGCGTTATATACGCCAGATATTCAAGCGATAAACAACGAGATGAGTCCATAGAGGGCCAAATAAGAGAGTGTACAGAGTACGCTCAGCGTGAGGGTATTCTTATTACTAAAATATACACCGATAGGGCTCTCTCCGCTCGTACAGATAACCGCCCAGAGTTCTTGCAAATGATCCGTGATAGCGCTAATCAATCATTTAATTATGTTATCGTCTATCAACTCGATAGGTTCAGCCGTAGCCGTGAGGATAGCGCCAAATATAAAGGCATACTCCGCCGTAATGGTGTGAGGGTATTAAGCGCAAAGGAACATATTACCAATGAGCCTGCTGGTATTATCTTAGAAAGCATGCTCGAGGGTATGGCTGAATATTACAGCGTTGAGTTATCCCAAAAGGTTAAACGTGGCATGACTGAAAACGCACTCAAAGGCAAGATGAACGGCGCTGCTATTCCTCTTGGCTACGACCTAACAGAAAGCCACCATTTAGCCGTGAATGCTCACGAGGCTAAGGCTGTAAGGTTAATATATGACTTGTATCTCAAACAGCATTCTATGGCTAAAATTTCAAATATTTTACACGGTAAAGGCTACACGACCAAGCGAGGCCGTAAGATCTCCCCTAGCGTAATTAAGAATATCCTATCTAATGAGAAATATATAGGCGTGTACTCATGGGGTGATATTCGTATTGAGGACTCAATACCGCCTATTATCTCAAGAAAAATATTCGACGAGGTTAAAAAGATTATGCCTAATAGAATTAGAAATAAAGGCCGTCGCTCTGAAATGTATAGTCTATGCGGCAAGCTCATTTGTGGTGAATGTGGCGGCCATTATGTAGGCTCTACCGCTACATCAAGAAACGGCGAAAAACACCATTATTACGTATGCACCAATAGAAGAAAATATCACACTTGCACCGCTCCAAATATCCGACGTGATGAACTCGAGGACTTGGTGATTAATAAAACACTTACTATCTTAAATGAGCCTAAAATTATCGAGCGTATAGCCCATTTAGTAATGTCTGGCTATAGTAATGTTACCCAAGAGGCAAAAACAGCCATACAGGGCATAAACGGCAAAATTAAGGCTATAGATACAGAATTAGATAATTGCATGACGGCAATTAAGCAAGGTTTTATTACAGATAGATTAAAAGCAGAAATAGAAAGCCTAGAGAACGAGCGTCAAGACCTATTAGAGCAAAAAGCGAACCATGAGAGCGCTATTACACCTATTAAATTTACTGCGGATCATATAGAGTATTTTCTCGAAAGAATGGCAACAGAAAACCCTACCACTAAGACAGGCCGCTCACGTATTCTTGATACGTTTATTAAAAGCGTAACTATCTATAGCGATAGGGTTGAGATTATCTTTAATTATAAAAACGAATTGCCAGAATTTAGCAATCAATGCGAAACTGGTTCGCATTTCAAAGTATTGGTGGGCCCACCTGGGTTCGAACCAGGGACCGACCGGTTATGAGCCGGTTGCTCTACCCCTGAGCTATAGGCCCTCAGTTAGTTTCTAGCTTATTAATTATACCGAATAGACTATCATTTAGTCAAGGCAACTCAAATCTTAAGACTGTTTCATTAGCATAAAACGGTGAATCATATGATCTTCGTTAAATACGCCTTTAGTAGTTAGTGTAGTCGTTTGGCTATCTGTAGATTTAATACCTCGTGCACTCATGCAGCTGTGAGACGATGTAATGTGCACAATAACATCATCAGACCCTGTCGCTAAGGAAATTACTTCCGCAATATCTTCACCAATTTTTTCTTGTAGTTGTAAACGCTTGCAGCACATTTCAGCTATGCGGGGAATCTTAGATAAACCTATGACACGACCTTTTGGAATGTACCCAATACTGATACTCATATCATACATCAATGCCATATGATGTTCACAATGAGAGAAGCAAGTAATATCCTTTACTACTACCATTTGATTTGTATCTACAGCGAAGGTCTTACCATACATGTCTGCAATCTCAGCATTTGTATACTGAATGCCTTCATATACCTCTTCCATCATTTGAGCCACCCGTTTCGGTGTTTCTAACAAACCGTCCCGATTAGGATCCTCACCTAATGCTTCTAACAACTGATATATAAGCGATTCTATTTTTTTTGTATCCATATTTACCCCTTTATATCAAGATTTCATCAGACCTCATATCATACCATAGAAAAGATACTAATACTACACAGCCTAATAATACTATACACCCTTTGCATCTGGATCCCAGACAAATTTATGGATTTGTAGTTGGAATCGTACATTCTGCAAATTATATGTTTTCATATAATCGATAATCGATGCCGCCTCAATCTGTCCCCATACAGGCGATACATATATTTGAGCCACTGTAGGATATTTACTAATTATGCGACGCATACAATCCAAATCTTCTGGAGAGCCAACGACAAACTTAATCAAATCACGTTCTGTAGCCACCTTGAATATATCTATATTCATAGACTCTTCGGCTAAAGAGGACGGCGTTTTATAATCGTAGGTAAACCACACATTATCTCTATGAAAGCTCGGTACAATCGTGCCATTTGTTTCAATATTGAAATCATAAGGACTATTATTAGGCCTCTCTCGTTTATCTACATCTTTATCTACATCATTAATACGAGTTAAATCACTTTGACTTGATGGATTGTCTTGTATCTTTAAAGCCTTCCGACGATTTAATTCATCAATTAACTCTACAACAGCAGCTTCTTGTAATAGAGGCTCCCCACCAGTAATAGTAATGCGATGATTACCTAAGCTTTCAATAACATCAGCCACCTCAGCTACAGTCATCTCTGTGAATACACTATCAATGCCGTAGCTATAAGTCGTGTCGCAATAGGAACAGCGAATATTGCAATCATGGAGGCGTAAAAATGTAGTCAGCAAGCCTTGCCGACTACCTTCCCCATCAATAGAGGCAAAAATCTCAATCACGTTCATAAATAGCTGTGTTCCCTTCAGATTCTTGAACCTC